GTCCCCTTCAAGCTTGAGGGCCGCGGCATTTTCATGTCGCGACACTCGGGTCGATGCCCCATTCGTAGGCGCTACGGGTTCTAAACCGTACGCATTCGGACAGGGTCCGAGTATCCTTCGGATTATCTGCCTAGCGCGAGCGATGAGCTCGTTATAGGTGATCCATCCGAGATCAACATCCGCCGCGGCTGCGTGAAGCAGTCTTGCGTTTGTGACTCGATTTCGACCTTCTTGACCTAGCCATTTCTCAATGGCACTGGCTCGACGAACCGAAGCAGGCGCGGTGTCCTTCCCGACATACTTGTCAAGAAGGTTACTAGCCAACCATGCCTCTTTAAAGGTCTCATAGCCGTCCTCACGATTAATCGTAAGCGTGCATAGATCCCTCTTAAAGGCTTGGGATACTTCAGCGGGGATACGGATGTCGAAGGGTTTATCGCCCCTATACATCTTCTTCTTCGTCATGTTACTCTCTCTCTTCACAAGTGAGGGTGATAAGGGTAACCCGATATTGGGATACCTACGGTTCAGGTAGCAGCCAAAGGTCGACTGACTGCTCAATGAAGAGCGCCAGCAGTGATACATCGTGCCGGAATAGCACGAGTCCTATGAAGGCAACTACGAGGGCTTGAGAAGCCAACGTCAGTTTCAGAGGAGTCACATCCGCCCCCTATAGGTGATAACACCATCCAGGGGAACAGCTGCTTCGAAGGAGGTCTCAAATCCCTCTTGGGCAGCCGGCTGAGCGCAAGCACTCAACGAAAGGAGTCCAATCGCCATAAAGACGACACGCAGATTCATCGATCACCAGATCGGGTCATTCTGCGTGAACAACTTGTCCAGCAGGGTTTGCGCCGGAGCCAACAGATTGTAGGCCATACCGATCGCATTCTTCCGTTGCTGGAGGGTCGTTGTTCGTCCGTACGACGCAGAGATTTCGACGATACAAGAATCGACGAATTTCTGTGACGCGATCCCGTTCACCGTTTCAGTTTGGTAGATCGGGAGATAGAGCCGAGCGTAAGGACGTAGACGCCCATTACCCTTGAGGCCACGAAGACCGAGACTCAAGATCGAGTCCGCGGCAAACACAACGCCTGGTTCGCGAAAGATTGCGAGACCAGATTCGTTGTCGCCGGCTGGCACGAAGTTATGTGCCACCGGGGTGGTTTCACGGTCATTCACCGTGATAGTTGTACGAGCTGCCATTGCAGTCTCCTCATGTTACGCTACCTCAGCGTAGGATGAGCGCAAGTCCCGAGATGGTCTTTTCTAGACCTTGTCTGGTATTACGCGTGAATGTTTCGAACCCGCGGAAGTACGGGGCCGGCATCGGAAAAGTGAGGTAGAGTTCCCTGTTAAAGGACTCTCCCGATGCTTGAAGTCTGGGTAAACTTCCAGACTTAATATTGACGTCGAACTTATAGATCGCGTCAAGCTTCCACCAAGACCAACTGGTTTTGTAACCGTGATCGAACGTCAACCCTATAGGCCGTTGAAGGCTGTCTAGGAAACGTCCGACGGGAACGAACCAGTCCACGACGAAGCTTAAAGGCAAGAGCTCCCAGCTGAGGGACAACGGGTTTGTAAGCCCTAGTTGTGTCAAGCTGAAAACATCCGGGTTGGATACCCGGTAACGAAGTTCACCTTTAATCTCACGTCGAGAATCCCAC